AAGAGCTGATCCCGTCTCTTGTAGGCTCTGTCTTATACTTGATAATGCTTTTTTATATTCACTTTCGCCAGTAAGCTTAACCGCTCCACCAAAACCAGCCATAATAGTTACCTCCTCTCATTTTTAGTCATTTGTGATATTATTTAGGGACTTAATATAAGCCCCTAAAAATAAATTATTAAAATTATCACTTTATCCACTCCTCAGACTCTAACTGCTTAGCTCTAAGCTTAGCATAGGTAGTATTAGAGGCTTTTAACAATAATTCTAAATCAAAGTTATCCTTATAATGCTGATAAAAGTTACTAAACTGTCTAAGAGTTAATCTACCAGACTCTTTATAAGTAAACCCTAGCCTAGTCATAGCTATACTAATTAGCCAGCTAAAATCTAAAGGCTCATTCTCTACCTCGTCCTCGTCGTGGATTATGCGTTTTTTTCATCACTTTTAGTAGAGTCTACTACTAACTCTGTTATCTGAGTAGTAGCTGTCTCTAATCCTACCTCTGTAAGTATTCTACCTACTTTTTTATTAGATAAAGGCTTAAACTCTGTACCTTTTTCGTCAGCCTCTATATCTAAGCCCTCGTTTATCATTTCAGTAAGTCCAAAGATAAGAGCTTTAATATTAGGCTCTTTATTTTTTCCTTTACCCTCTACTAATTCTCCCCATTTTTCAAAAGTACCGTACTCATCTTGTAATGTCTCCATAACATTTAGAGTAAAGGCTAATGGGTAAGATAATTCATCATTTACTTTTAATTGTTTAATTATTGTATTTGCCATTTTATATACCTCCTAGAAACTGGTTAAATTTTAATGGTCTTTTTTAAAAAGCCCTTACTGGCGTATATTTTTACCCAGCAAGGGCTACAAACTTATAGAGACGCATTACCGCCTAAAATATCTTTAATAAAGTCTACAGCGTCAGCCTTATTATCAAAAGTCTTAGTAGTACACCATGTACCGTCATTATCTGATAAAGACGCAATAGTACCCTCGATCTCTGGAGTAGTAAACTCTACAGACTCTCCCTTAGTATTATCCTCAGCACTTGGCTCAGCAAATTTAGTCTTATAGATAAACTCGGCTTTATATTTATAAAGACCGTTTACCATTTTAGTAATTACTCTACCTAGACCAATATAAGGGGCTGTATCTGTACTTTTCTTTACTACTGCTCCGTTAGAGTCTACAGTATGTCCTAAAATATCCGCAAAGACTACGTCGCTATCATCATCTACTCCTAGAGTTACTGTACCGTTATTAAATGAAGTATCAGACTCAGCTAGAGTATCATCAGCATATAACATAGCCTCGTTATTAGTTACCTCTACAGAGCATGAGATAGCTTTACCAAAGCTATGAGCTCCGTCATAAGTTGGTGTACCGTCTACACCCTCAGTAAGTTTACCGTACCATAAATTGGTTAATCCTATTTTAGCCATTATTATTTACCTCCTCTTTAGTAATAGCAAAACATAAAGTCTTATGATAATAGCCCGTATCGTCCTCGTAAAGATCTCCAGAGTCTCTAGAGGGCTGATAAGTCCAGCCATTATCCGTAAGTACTTCTTTTACCTTTTCTATTATTTCTAAATAATTACCCTTACTATAAATATCAAAGTCATAGTAAGATACATAGCCTAAAAGCTCGTCGTCTCCACTAAATGAGTTATCTTTATCAGACTCCATATATGTAATATAGGTAGTTTTATCTCCAGTATATCTTAAAAAGGATACTGGTATAGCTTTACCACTTACTGTAAAGTCTTTAAAGATATTATTAAGTATTTTATTAGTGCTATCCATATCTACTCCTTAATATATTTGTCTTGTACTTTTCTCATAGCCTCCTCTATTTGTGATTTTCTAAAAGATCGCCTTAAAAATGGTCTTTTAGGATATTCACGCTTAGAGCTACCATACTCAAACATATTAGCTACTAAAGGGGCTGGAGTTTCTTTACCATTTCTATTAATAAAATATCCACTTATGTAAACCTTAGTATTTACTCCTCCGTCGCTAGGCGTTTTATATGATCTAGTAACTTTAATCTTATCCTTTAGCCCCTCTGGAGCTAAACCTTGCATATTATTAGCTACTACATCAGCACCCGCCTTAGTCATATCCTCTAGCATTTTATCCGTATTAGTTTCGAGATTTTTAAAAGAGTTAATAAGATCTGTAGGTATCTCAGCTTTAAACTTAGCCATTAGTGAGTTACCTCCTTAGCTTGTATCTCTAACTCTACATTAGACTCATCAACATTATTTAGATACTCTATAGAATAAACTTTATTATTAAACCTTATCCTCATATCTCTAGTTATTTCTGTTTTTGGGTATCTAATAGTAAAATTAGTATAAGCTTTTTCAAAGTCTGAGTTATTAGCTATTAAAGTAAAGCCTTTAGTCGTTTTTACGTTAGCCCATGTAATAAGTACGTCAGTATTCCCCTCAATAGGGAACCCCTCATCATCTATACCTCCGCTCTCTTTATAGATAACTATTTTCTTATTGTATTTACCAGCGTTAATCATAGTAAATTAATCTGGTGGAGACCTAAAGTAGTCTCTACAAAATTATTAAGATTAGACTTATCTACATAGAGTGAGCGGTTATCGTACATATCTTGTACGAGTACAAAGATAACAGATACTAGATCATTATAATTATCTAAGTCCTCTAAAGCACGTCCAGTATAGTTAACGACAAAGTTTTTAGCTATGTTTAGCATATTATTTAGAGTATTTTGTTCTCCCTCGTCTACTTCTACTAATCTTAAGTAGTCTGCGAGGTCTTGATAAGTTATCTCACTTATCTTAGTTATATTATTCATTTTTTAAACCTCCTTAAATTTAGAGGTAGCCCGTTAGTATAACTCTATTTCTTTGTCTTTGTAGACTTACTAGTAGTAGAGCCTTTTTTAGCTGTAGGCTTTTTAGCCTCTGGCTTAGCCTTAGGCTTAGACTCAGTCTTAGCTTTAGGCTTAGCCTCTGGTTTATCATCTACAGCCTCTACATATCCAGCCTTAACGAGATCATTTACGACCTCGTCAGACTGTATATCTTTAATCTCTCCTACGTTCATACTAACTACGCCTACAAAAGACTTAATAGCTTTTACTTTCATAATTGTAGCCTCCGTATTTTAACTTATAGAGACGCTGAGCCACTCATTACAAGCTTAGAGATTTTCTGAGTATCTGCTACCTTTGAGTCCATTTCTACAAAGGCTAAAATACCAGTCATATGCTCCTCTGCGTATCTCTCATTAAGTACTTGCATATTAATTTCCTCAGATACTTTAACAGCTAGTCCGCTAAAGTCTCCGTAATATGCTACTGTCTTACCAGCTCCTATAGTAGGCATAGCGTCAGACGTATAAACATCTTTACCTAACAAAGTATAACCCCATTTAGCTGTAAGGTCTTTATTAAGTAAGTACTGTCCGTCTTTGTCTTTAAGCTTTCTTAGGGCGTTTCTAGTTTTTCTGTTCATAATCCAGATACTAGCCTCTTGGTAGTTGTCAATTACTGCGTCTTGAGTATCCATTAGCTCGTCTACGTCTAGAGCTGTAGCACTTGCGCTAGTAACTGTCATATCTTCCTCAATACCTCTTAGTCCTTCGATTTTGTTATCAGTACCAAAAAGTAGCTCTTTCTCGATAAATCTAGCGATAGCTTGAGCCATTTTGTCAATAACAAAGCCTACTATATCAAACTTAGAATTATTGATAAGAGACTTACTTACCTTAGCTAAACATCTACCTAAGTAGCCCTTTAGCTCGATAGAGGTTAGAGCTACCTTACCAGACTCAGCACTAGTACCCTCATCAGCGTAAGTCATTTCAATACTAGAGTGCTCAGCGTCGTACTTAGGTAGTACGATATTACCCTCAATATTGTAACGATCAGCTAGCTGATAGATAGGGCAGATCTCTACTACTCTGTCGATAATTTTACTAGCGATAGTAGTAGGGATAGTTACCTTACCGTCGTCATAAGTAGTAGGCTCGTCAGCGTTTTTAATACCTCTGATCATGTTCTCAAACTGTTTATACTCTTTATCTTCTACAGATACCTTAGCGTCCTTAGTATCTTCTTTTACTGGCTTAACAGTAAGAGCGTTAGCCTTATTCTGAGCCTCGATAGTAGTATCTAGGTCTCTAACTTCTTTTTCTAGAGCGTTAAATGTTTCTACCTCTGTCTCATTTAATACTCTATTTTCCTTATTAGCATTGTTTACTAGTTCTTGCATTTCTTTTACTTTAGCGTTACGCTTTTCCATTAGTTCTTTTAAGTTCATTTCTTATACCTCCCTTAAATTTAACAATGTTATTCTTTGATTATATAATGAGTTATCAGCCTTTTTAGACTGTTCGGGCTTATTGTTACTAGGTTCCTTTGTGTCTTTTACTTCCTTGTCATTTACTGGCTTTTTGTGTTCTACGTCTTTTTGTAAAGACGCTGGAGTATTATTATATTTATTAAGTAATAAAGAGCTACAAGCTACAGCTTGCTTACTTTCCTCAATATGATTAATATTAAAGTAGTTACCTATATATAGCTCTGAGTCTGGGTTACCAGTAAACCATGTCTCATCAGCTATAAGCCTCTTTATTTCCTCCTCAGATACAGTAGCTTTAGATACATACATAGGTAACATTAAATCGTCCTCTATAGTCTCTAAAAGGTCTATATCTTTTCTTAGGTCGTCAGCATTACCAAAGCTCCACGTCATAGGCTTATGGATCATAACCATACTATTATCGTATACGTTACAATTATCAGCCACCATTAAAAGATAAGTACTAGCGCTAGCGCATAACCCGTCTACATAAGCGTTAAGAGTTGCGTTATTTTGCTCCTTATATCTTCTAAGCAAGCTAACCATAGTAGAGCTAGCAAAGACTGAGCCTCCGCCAGAGTTAATATATATATTTAACTCTTTAATACCTTGTAACTGGTCTAGCTCTGCTTTTAAGTCGTTAGGATCAAATAAAAACGGATCTCTCTCGCCAGTCCACCAGTCAGTAGAGTCGTCTACAATGTCCCCGTATAAGTAAAAATCAGCGCTATTAGTAGTTACATTTTTAAAGTATTTAAACTTACTCATATAACCTATACCTCCTCTCTATAAAGATTTTAATACATCTAAGCCCTCATTAGACTTAGTGGTATCTGTGTTAGGTGTATAATACTCTTGTTTTTCAGTATCATACAGTACAGCTCCTAGACCTACATTAATAACGTCTAGTCCCTCTATTCTATTCATATTCTCAGCAGTTCTAACCTCATTAATCGTAGTCCAGCCTTTTTCTAAAGCTATCTTATGAGCCTCGTATCTTTCTTTAATACTAGCTTTTAAGATCTCTTTTACATCAAAGCTAAAGTATAACCATTTTTTCTCATTTTCTAAAAGTAGAGTACTATTAAGGGCTGACTCAAAAGCTTTAATAATTGGATATAGGCACTCCTTAAAAGTCTGGTAATAATCTGGCTTAATATGAAAAATATTATCTATCTCATCTTTTAAAGTTTTCTTAGACTCGTTTAACTGCATTTCTACAGATGAATTACTAGCCTCTTGAAACTCTAAGCCATTATTAAGGACTACTACAGACTCCGTATTATTAGCGTACATTTGACGCCATGCTGTCTTTAACGTGTTTATCTCATCTTGTCCTAGTTTTCTCTGAGCCTTTAAAAAGCCTTTTTTATTACCGCCAGTCTTAACTAGTCCTAGCTGGTATAGTAAAGTCTGATAAGCTGTTTCCAAAGCTTTAGATAGCTCACTTACTACGCCAGTACCAGTAGCTCCGTCCTTAGTATTTCTTAAGAGCTTTAGTATGTCGTAGTATTCATAGGTTTTAGCGTTTATATTAAATTGTATCTTTTTATATACTGGATCAGCATTTTTAAGAGCTGTAACTTTTATATCTTCTACATAAAAAAGCCCCGTAACCTCGTTAAGGTTACGTCTTACTACTGCATACCCTCCCTTACCTAAAAGGTAATCTGTTATCATAGCCTTTTTAAACTCAAAGCCATTAAGAGTATCCCCCGTATCATCATTAAGGAGCTTAACTCTATTATCATTATCTACGCTAGTTACTACATCTTGCTTATACTTATAAAGTTTAATAGGCATACTAGCTATAGTACCAGCTATAAAGTCTACAGCTCCAGCTATAGCGGGTATAGTAAGCGCTTTCTCTCTTGTAATTGTTTCTCCATTAATTAAGGCTCTTAAAAGCACGTCGTCTAGTTTTACGCTAGAGTCCTCAGCATTATTACTACTATTAAAGACTTTAGCTATATTAGTGAATATACTCACTTTTGCACCTCCTCTAATAACTCTGCTACATCATTAGCTATTAAAAACTCAGCTCTAACCTTATTTACTTCTATTATTTCTCTTTTAGCTACTTCTCTCTTTAGTTCTAGGTCGTACCATGACTTAGTAGCTTTAATTAATACCTTAGTCTTTAGCTCTTGCTGATAAGTACTCTTACCTTTAACTAAAATCTTAGACCAGTTATCAGCTTTAGGCTTATATGTAAAAGGATCTAACCCTTTATATATCTTGTCTAGTGGTACGTTCTCTAAGTCAAAGTCTAATATAAAGCCATTTTTACTATTTACGCCTATTTCTTTAAAAACTGGTACGTCTGTTACTATAACTGGCGTACCTACGCTTAAAGCCTCCACCACTGAGTAACAGTATCCCTCATTATCTGAGAGCTGTACTAAATAATCAGCGTTAGCTATATAGTCTATGATATTTAGCTTAGGCTCCAGATAAACTACATTAGGTATATTAATAGGCGTGCTATTATCCGTAAATATAGTCCATATAAAAGGGATATTAGCCTCATTAAGCATATTAGCTAGCTTAACTATCCTAGACTTACCTTTTTCAGCTGTAAGCCTTGTAGCACTTACTAAATTAAGTACTTTTTTAGGCTCGTCTATAGATATAGGATTATAAGCTAGTGTAGTATCTATATCTGTTACCTCTTTAAAAGTTTTACAGACTTGCTTACTACAGCCTAGTACTGTATCTATCCTTTTATGGAGATTAGGCTTAACTCTCATAGCCTTATAATCTCCATGCGCTATCTGTATGTACTCGTCAGCCTCTACATTATCTATAATATCTAGGTTAAAGTTAAAAAATATTTTATTACATTTAATTTTTTCTCCGTTATACTTTTTAACTCTTACATACTTAGATAGCCTTTTAATCTGTTCTATGTCTCCTACTTGATAAAAGATAGTTATATCATAGTTTTTATACTTTTTAGCTAGATAGTAAAAAAAGCTCTCTATACCGCCTATCTTATTTATATTGTAAAAATAAAATACATTTTTCATTATTTATAGCTCCTCATTAAGCTTACCCTCTAAGCTAAGATTAGTTAGGCTACCTTGTCTTGGATAGTTATAATGCTTAACTACTAAATTAGTAAATATCTCCGTAGGGTTTTTAGCTAATAATTGATTATAAAAATAATAATCTTCTCCAGCTTTCTTATCCTCTGGGTTTCTAGTGTCTCCTATAAATGCTCTACGCATAAATTTAACGGATCCGCAGTAGCCCCTCTTAGTATCTGGGTTAAGCCTCCATATATCCCCGTTATTTACTTCTAGGTTAAAATATACTAAGTCTCTACCGTTTAAACAGCTTAGAGCTTTAATAAACTCAATAGTAATAAAGTAATCATCTGAGCCTAGTAATACCACATACTCTCCATTAGCTACATCATAGCCTCTATTTACTGTATGAGCTACGCCTTTATTTTCCTCATTGTATAAAAGGATAAAGTTATTTAAGCTTGTCTGTTTGTGATATTCTAGTAATACGCTCCATGTATCATCTGTACTACCGTCGTCTATTACTATAACCTCTATATCGTCCCTTACTGGGATACTATCTAAGGCTCTTATAACTAGCTCCTCTTGATTATAAACGGGTATAATAACTGATACTTTTATATTTTCCATATAATCAGATACTCCTTTAGAATATCGTTACTGTTTCTCTCCTAAATGAGAGATCAGCTATAACTATACTATCTGTATAGTAAAGTCCATACTGTTTAAAAATACGTCTTGCTCTAATAGATACATAGCATTAATTAAAGCTACTACCATATCTACTTTACCTCTAGACTTTTTCTTATTTACGTATTGATTTTTATTAGTGTCATAAGTACAACGACTATTTTGAAAATTTATCTCTAGTAGTTTATTTTCTGTATAGCTAAATTGACCTTTTAGTATCTTTTCTTTGAGTAATTTAGTAGGAGAATGTAATACGCTACTATGCTGTCTGATCTGTACCATATTATATCCCGCTCTCTCTAGCTTTTGTGCTGTACTTAAGGCGTTATATCTATCGTATCCTATAGCTTGTATCTGTACTCCGTACTTTTCCTCTATCTTAAGTATAAAGTCCTCTATAACTGCGTAATCTACTACCTTATCTCCGCAAGCTATACACTTCATAGCTCTTATAAACTCTCTATAATCTATTTTCTCGCTTGCGTTCTTTTCCTCTATCCTATCCTCTGGTATAAAGGCTATAACATCAGCTAATATATTAAGGTCGTCGTCTACTGATACCATACTTACAGCGCAGTTATCCGTAGTCATAGATAAATCTAGTCCTAAGTAAGCTATTTTACCTCTCCAGTCTATATTATTGACCTTACACTTTTGCACGTCCGCTACATCTATATAAGTCTCTGTACCAGCACCCATATAAATAATATTACAATGCTTAGTAACAAAGTTCTCCCTAGCTGACTCCATAGCTATAGCTTTAGCTCTTTTCTTAAGTAAGTCCTCCCAAATCTCTGGTATCTCTAGAGCTACTGGGTTAGCTTGCTTTAATACTAGATCATCTGTCTCCCAGTTCTTAGGGTTATCTGGCTCATATAAAAGACTAAATACTGTCTCATCTTTTACTGTACCGTCTAATACTTTCTTAGCATAAGCTACGTAATCCTCCATAGGATTATCTATACTAGGATACTTAGTGCTTATGATAAAGCCTAGCTTATTAAGTATATTAATCTGTCCCGACTGCATAGCCTCTATAGGATAAGTATTAGGTAATGCTCCTACCTCATCTCCTATAAAAGCGTTAGGTAGTCTACCGTCTAGCCTACTGGTACTATAGCTCAAAGGCTCGTACTTTGTTTGAGTAGGTTTAAAAAGTATATAATCTCTTAATAACTTAAAACGCTTAGATCCGTTAAACTCATATATACTAGGACTACTCCTTATTATTTCTGATATAGCCTCTCTTACCTCTCTACTTAGCGCTCCGTCTGGAGCTACTGAGTAAAATTTAGAAAACTTAGGCTCAGTCAAAAATAAAATTATAAATATTGTAGCTATAGAAAAGGTTTTAAAGTTCTTTCTACATATCTCTAGTATACCAGTCTCATAGCGTCGTTTTTTTGGGTTTTCTTTGTATACAGTAGCAAGTACTCCTATATATAAAAGCCATTGATAGCCAGCGCTACAGTCATATATATTAGAGCCAGCTTTAAGACCTTTAGGCATTATTAAGAGTTTTAATATAGACTCTATCTGGTGTACCTTTTTCTCGCTTATAATATACTTTTTGTCTTTGCCCTCAGCTATACGCATAAACTCTCTCATCTGTAGCTTTACGTATTTAGGAGTAGTTTTTTTTCTTACATTAGCTTTACAGTATTCATAAGCTTTATTATCTGTCATTTATTCCTCGCCACCGTTCAAAATATCCATAAGAGGATCTTTAGCCTCTTTATCTTGATTATTTCCAAAGCCGTTAATAATTTTAATAAGTGCGGTTACTGTTCTATTAGCTGAGTCTGTAGTTTTGTTATACTCGCTTACTGCTGGATTAGTATATACATTTTTACGACCTTTAACATATTCTTTAGTAACTGTCATACCCTCCTCATCTATGGCCTTTTTTAAATCGTCTAATATTTTTATCTGAGTTAGGTATCTGTCAAAGGTAGTAACAAAAAGAAAATTATTCTCTACTCCTCGCTCCTTAGCTTGCTTAATTATTATGTCCGCTTGCTGATCTAGAGTCATACTATCTTTTTTTTCCTTAGTTGCCATAGTTTTAACCTCCTTAGGGACTGGGTTATTATTTTTAGCCATTAATTAGGCTTTATTTTAACTTTTTAAAGCTTTTAGGTGTTAATATGCGCTTTTTCCAAAAAAACTTTAAAAAAGAGCATTTTTGTAAATGTAGGTAGGGCGTTTGATT